TGACCATTCTCTAGCACAAAGGCCACGTGTGGCCAACACTTGAAAGCGGTCGGTAGAACGGCCACCGAGTCCCAGATGCTACTTTGCCGCACCACCACGGGGTCATGCTTGTAGAAGTACAGCTCGTCAGGACCATAGGTGTGCGCAAACTCTGTGAATAAGTGGATGAGATCGGTCTTGATGTCAAGATCACCCACTACACCATAGTGCGCAGCATTCATCACTGGACCGCGATGGTACTGATTCCACGACAGCACAGAGCGCTTTGCAGCCCAAAACTTCGCACGCAATGCTAGCGGGGGTGCGTCTCCTGCGCGAATGTTGCCAATCACAAACTGGCAGCCGGGGCGAGCGTTAGCGATGTATGGGAGCAATCTGTAGTACATCATGCTACGACCACTGTTGTTGATGTAGGGAACATCAATGAAATGCACAGGTGGTAGGTCATGGTCGATAGCTCCCTTGGCACCGTGCCCAGCAAAGATGATGACCTCATCTGCCTGGAAATCCTTTGCTCGCTGCTGGACCAACGCTATGTCAGAGAGGTAGGCGCCGTCACCGGCCGTGACGAAATACTTGGTGTGTGGCCGGAAGATGTGGTTGAGAATGTCCACGCATCTGGTGATCTCCAAGGCGACGTCAGATCCCGAGCGGTCGGGTCGAGGCTCGCTGATTGTGAAGTCGGAAATGGGGTCAGGCGTGCAGATATACACGTGGTCCTTATACTTGACATCGCGGAATCCTCGGTTGGTTTCGTTCCATCGCCAGACTTTCCCGTCTGGCACAACCCACCCTTGACCTGTGAGAATTGGGATGACCGGTGCTGGAGGGGGGATGGGTTCCAAAGCGGCGTAATCACGGTCAATTGTGCCTTTTCCACGCCACACTGCGTCCTTCTCGTATTCAGGATTTGATAGCTTGCGGGTCACTGGCCGAGGCAATGCCAGGGACAACTCGAGACTGGTGGTCGCGCACCATGTTTCGACCTTCGGGTAAGTAAGCGATTGTCCGCAGGGGTTGTCCACGCCGGCAATCGCACCACGGGATGTGTACGCTGTATTCTTGTAAAAGAATTCAAGAGCAAACAGGTCCCGGGATTCCACGATGTAAGTGTATGACTTTGTGGCTTGGCAGACAATTTCATCGGCGCCATAAACCCAATGAGCCACACCAACGAGAGAATTGAAAGCCCGGCGCAGCTCACGCCAATCACCCTTGGAAGGTAGGGCCGCCAAATGCAAGCACACGGGGTTGAAGCCCCAGGCGTTGTAACTCACGAGGAGCTTGTGGGCGTTAGCGGCACCCAAGAGGTGTGGCGTATAAACACCAAGTGAGCAGACGGAGTTTGCGATGATCGCAGTGAAACGGCTGAGGCGATCGTCAAAGATTGGAGCAAGACGGAAAAAGGCGAGTGACCTGGGAGTGAGCTGAGGCCATGATGATAGGTCGATAATATGCACGTTCTCACGGGCATCATCGCTCGGGCCTAGTGTGAGAACAAAAATCGGGATCTCGGGGATTGAGGCCTCGATGTCGTTGAGATGGATAGGCCGGCCAGCGGCAGCTGTGAGGAC